GCCAGTTCATATTCCAGATCAAGCCATTCAAATCTAGAGAAATGAGGTCAAGGCAAGATGCTGAGGTGATCTACATGAATCTAGACAAGAGCAAGTGGGGTCCTAGATTCTCACCTTGCCAGTTCATATTCCAGATCAAGCCATTCAAATCTAGATTGGGGAAGCTGTGGCCCATAACAGTGTGGCAGATGCTCAAGCACCACAACAAGGAGTGTTACCTGCCTAATGACCTCATGAAAGCATGGCTTTCTGATCCAAGGAATCTAAAGACACATGATGATGAGAATCTGAACAAATTGAAAGAGAAATTCCTCAAAACTAAGAAGTCATTCTTCATTAATGAGTCAAACATGGGTCAGGGTATTATTCACTATGGTTCTTCTGATAACCATGGGTGTTTCATGTCTTTCCTAGAGGAGCTGTACAAACGCTGTCTCCTTAGCCTAGGGATGAGAGAAGATTCCCATTTGCTGAAAGCACTATTCAGCTCTGATGACTCTCAGATCTGGCTAGCAGTGAAGAAGGATGACAACCTTGGTCCGAAGATTGCATTATTCATGCAATGCATGCAAATGTCTGAGAAATTGTTCAACTACAAAACAGGTGTAGGGAAGAGTTCATTCTCCTTGGTTGTTCAGGAATTCAACTCAGCATTTGCGTCTTCGATGGACTACTACTCAGCTCTTCTGAAATTCTCAAGTGCATCAGTACCAGTGGCAAGGTCAGATAGTTTCTTTGACATGGTCTCTGAATCTTATGCTGGTGTCAGACAATTGAGAGAAAATGGCGCGTCTGAATCATTGTCTGAATTGGCTCATGAGTTGAATGAACAGTACTGCCAGAGAATATATAGATCAGATCAAATCAAGAGATTGGCAAAGCAATTTGGAATAAGATGGGAGATGTTTCCATATCATCTAGGCAGGTATCCTAGAATCCATCCGAGTGTAGCCATGATGCATGGGCCCATAGCAGACTCTTACTCATTGTACACAAAGTTGAAGCAATCTGAGATGAATGAGAAAGAAGCTTCCTTATTCTTGAATTCACACAGACTCACTGATCTCTCAATGCTGGAGGTTCTGAGCAATTCTCTGAATCCAGATGATCTCACCAACTCTCTCGTCACCATAAGAGCAAGTATGGCACCTGTCAGGAAAGTCATACAGTTACAGAACTCCATGGTGATGTCAAAGGAACAGATGAATGCCTTCATTGAATCTAACCCTATCTATGCATTCAAGAAGCCAAATGATCTCCAATCTACAGCATTCTACACTAGTGTCAAAGCATTTGGATCAGGAGCCAGTAAAGCACTCAGATATACTAGTCCCAGCTTGTATTTCGCCAGATACTGTGCCAGCCTCACTGCTAATGCATTCACCATATCTGGTGAAACTCCTAGAACGTATGAATCATGTCTATTAGATCTCATAACTAGAGAGAGCCCTAAGATGCCAGACAACCCAATGCTATCATTAATATTCAGATATGAGGAAGACCTTCGAA